CGCGCCAAGGTCGGTGCTGCAGGGCCCGCGTAGTCGCTCTCACGGCTGCCCGCGTTCCAATCGTTGACCGCCTTCTCATACGCCCCATACTGCTGCACGTACGGGTTGTAGACCTCTTCGTTGTACTTGGTCAACGCTGCGTTGTACGCATCGACCTGCGTCTTGTACGGATCGTAGACTTCCGTGTTGTACTTCTGCGCGGCAGTGTTGTACGCATCGACCTGCGTCTTGTACGGGTTGTAGACCTCGGTCTGCCACTTGGTCAGCGCATCGTTGTAAGCCAAGCGCTGTTTCTCAAAGGCATCGAACTCTTTCTGCCGCGCCTCCAGATACTCGCGATCTGAACCGCGCAGCATGGGCCGTTGGCCGGGATTCGCGATGCCCCCAAAAGCAAAATGCTGCACGGGTTGCGCAGCATTCAAATCGACAGGGGTATCCAGCGAATCATCGCCGGTTCCGCTGGGAAGATATTGATCTTGCATGGTGCCCCTGCCAAGTAGATAGTTGAGGGGCATTTTATTCCTCAATAGTACTCTGGGACAAGGTCCCTGTGCGAGCTTGAATCAGTATTGTCATCAGTCTGCAGGCTGATGAAGTTGCCCTGACGGAAGCGCATGAGCGCCATGGTCGTCACGTCCACCATGTCGTCGTTGTCCCCGTTGGGAAAGGCCGCGCACTCCTCAACAAGCTCCTCGGCCCAGTCCGTGTCCGGTGCCCACACGATGCCCGACTCCAAAATCGGGGCGACAGAGTTGGCCCGTGAGACCTTGTCCGTGCCCGCTTTGCGCCCGCCCGGCGAGTACATCGTCACCGGAATGTTCATCCGGCGCAGCTCCTGCTGCAGCGGGGTGCCCGTTGCCTTGGCCTCGATCAAGAGGTTGTCGGGCTGCCAGTGCTCGTACTGCTCCTTGGCCACACGCTTGAGCTCAGGGAAATCCCAGCGCCCGCGCTTGACGTCCAGCAGGATGATGTTGGCTCCCGAGTCCTCGTCAAGGTAGAACACGCCCCAGGTCGTGATGACAGAGAAGTCGGCCGTCTCCTTCTTCGAGTAGGCCGTGTCCATGGTCTGGATGATGTAGTTCACCAGCGGCGGCTCAGTGTGTGGCCACACGCGCCACCACTCCCTTTTCAGGATCGCGCCCTCGTCGTTCGTGGGCTGCTGCTGGTACATCGCGTTCCACTTCTGCACCGACAGCGACGCCTTGACCGCCAAGAGCTCTTCGAGCTTCCAGAACTCTGGCCATAGGGGTTTACCCGAGGGCATGATGGCGGGCAGCTCGATGACCTCCCACTTGTCAGCGTTGTGCGAGGACTGGGCCTTGATCAAGCGGGCCGTCATGTCCTTGGTGCCCCACCGGGTCATCACCACCACGATGGCTCCGCCCGGTTGCAGTCGGGTACGGGGACCGCCCTGGTACCACTCCCACGCGTTGTCCAAAGCCAGGTCCGACAAAGCATCCTGCTCGGAATGCGGGTCGTCGATGATCAAGACATCCGCACCGCGACCAGTCATCGCGCCGCCGACACCGACAGCAAAGTATTCCCCACCACGATTCGTGTCCCACCGGCCGGCAGCCTTCGAGTCCTGCTTCAGACTTACCTCGGGGAAGAGCTCCTTGTAGGTCGTCTGGTCCATCAGATCACGGACCTTGCGGCCAAAGCGCACGGCGAGCTCGCTGTTGTGGGTCGCTTCAATGGCCTTGGTTCGCGGATCACGGCCCATGAGGTACGCCGGCAGGAGATAGGACGCGAACTCAGACTTCGTGTGCCGGGGCGGCATGTTGATGATCAGGCGCTTGAGCGTGCCATTGGCGATCCGGTCAAAGGCCTTGGCCATCTTTTCATGGTGCGCGCCCAAGATCGCCTCGGGCCACACGTAGCGAACGAAGTCGATGAAGTGAGTCCTCGCTCGCTCCTGCGTTTGCAGTTGCGCGAGCCTGTACTCAAGCCTCAAGCGGTCGGCTTCAACGTCGTCGGGGGCAGAACTGTGCATAGGGTCATTTGCTTTTGAATTGCGAGAAATTTTCGCACGAGTTGACAAGTTGATCAAAGGGGGCCTGTTTCCTGGACTGTTTCACGTGAAACATGCCTGTGCCGGGATAGGGACCCGTGAAACTGTTTGGCGCACGACTGACTGCGTAAAACCGGGCCAAGGCCTTCGTCAACCGCGACCGGGGCCGTTTTTTGGGGCCGGCCACCCCACCCGGGGGCCGCGCGCCGGCGGCCAGGGGACCCGGACCGGGCACCGGCGGCCGGGCACCAGGGCGCACGCCACCAGGCGCACGCGCCACGGCCGGCGGCCACCAGGGCGCACGCGCCGGGGGCCACGGATCGGGGGCCAGGCGCACCAGGGCGCGCACCAGGTAGCACGGCCCGGGGGCCTGGCCGGCGCAGCTCGGGCCACCAGGCGCGCACCAGGTAGCACGGACCACGGCCCGCGCACCAGGCGGCCACGGGCCACGGATCGGGGGCCAGGGCGTGCGATACACCGGCCACGGATCACGGGCCCACCGGCAGGGGCCGGGGGCCTGGTTTGCCCGCATGCGGCCGGCGCATGGGCTCATGCAAAAAAGACATAGATAAGGGCTCGGCGTGCGATACCGGGCGCAAAAAAGCCCGGCACCTGGCCGGGCTCGGGGCGCATGCCAGGGGACCGGATCAGGCGGGCATGCCGGCCCGGGCGGCCAGGTCCTGCAAAATTCGGGCGGCCGTGTCCAGGGCGTCGCCCTTGTCGTCGGTGTGATACTCGGCCACCAGGCGGCCGGCCGGGTCCCAGGCCTGCACCCGATATTCGGACCATTCCCGATCATGGCCGACGCGCACGCGGCCGACGTCCTGCACGGCCTGCACCTGCACCAGGCGGCCCACCACTGCGCCGGCCCTCATGCTGCACCCCCGACCAGCTCGGGCTCGGCCAGCTCCCAGGCGGCCGCGTCATATCCGGCCAGGGCTCGGGCGTCGGTGTCGGGCAGGTAGCGGCCACCATTGCACCGGGCCAGGGCGGCCGCACGGATGGCGGCCAGGTGGGCGGCCGGCTCGCTCACGTCCCAGGCGGACCAGTCGCAGGCCTGATAGGCCAGGCAGTCGCAGGCCTTGACGATGGCCACCGGGGCCAGGTCCTGGCCGGCGGAATAGTCCAGGCCACCGAAGGGGGCCAGCTCGTCGGCGTAGCGGCCGGCGTAGCGCTCCAGGAATGCGGCCCGATTCGCTGCGGCCAGCTCATGCGCCACGGCGTCGGGGCTCACGCCTGCAGGGATTGCACCAGCTCGGACGGCCCAGGCCACCAGGGCCGAAACGTGGTAATCGTTGACAACAAAACAGCTCATGGTCTTTCTCGCTTTCTAGGTTGGTCCCGGCCACCGTGGCCGGGGCTTAAATTTTAGTCCAAAAAATCCAGGGCACGCAAGCCCCCGGCGGCCGGGCACAAAAAAGCCCGGCACGCGGCCGGGCTCGGGCACCAGGTGCAGCAGCTCAGGCGGCCATGGCCTGGCGGGCGGGCCCCGGGTTTTCGCAGGGCTCGGCCCGGGCGAGCTGGCGGGCTTGCATGCGGTAGGTGTCGCCCAGCTCGTCGGCCACGCGCCACCCCCGACGCGGGCCGGCGGGCTCGATCAGGCGGTAAGCCCGGCCCCCATACTGCACCCAGGCACCAGGGGCAGGGGCGGGCCTGGCCTGGCGGCCGGCATGGTAGGCCCGGACCCGCTCGCGCCACTGCAGGGCCCACCCGTCGCGGTCGGCATGCGGGGCGGCCAGGTAGGCCAGGGGGCAGTCCTGCGCGCAGGGCCCCACCGATTCGTCCAGGTCTTTATAGCCCCACCCGTCGCCCCGGCCGGATTGCAGCAGGTCCAGGCCGATCCAGTGCAGGCCGGTGGCCCGCTCGCGCACCAAGTACCAGTGATGATTCCCGACGGTGCAGGCGCGCACCAGCTCCAGGTTATCGCCGAAACGTGCCGGCCGGCGCAGGTGGCGCACCAGGTCGGCACGGGTGGCCCAGCTCGGAGAGAAAAGCCACCCCATGATTAAGCCCCCACCAGGTCGGCGGCCAGCAGCTCGGCGGCCCGGGCTTTCAGGGCCGCACCGGCCCCGAACCATGCCGATTCAATCCGGGTATTGTTGGAGCGGCCGCGCGCATGGTCCACCAGCTCGGTGACGGCGTTAAGCATGGCCCACCGGGTACCGGCCACCCCGGGCAGGTCCGACCCGATGGCGCGGCCGTTGAAAAGCTCCAGGACCTGGCGGTAGGCTTTGCTTTCCTGCAGGGGCTTTGCGCTCGTATGGTACGGGGCCAGCAGCTCGGCCAGGAATTCGTCGGCGTCGGCCTGGCCCATGGGGACGTCGGCGAGCTGGCGCGACTGCACCAGGAACGATTCCCAGGCACCGGCCACAATCCCGAGCTGCAGGCGCACGGCGTCGGCGTCGAATCGCTCGGAATGCAGGACCCGGACGGCGCTCTTTAGGTAGCCCAGGCTTTGCTCGGCCTCGCCCTTAATCACGCGGCCGGCGGAATACCCGCCGACGGCGGCCGTGATGGTGTTATTGCACACCACGCGGATAGCGGTAAATTTTGCCACCGTGGCCATGGTCCCATCGTAGGACGTGCCCAGCAGCAGGTAAGGCTTCACCAGGTCCCGGGAAACCACGGGGGCCGCGTCGCCCACACTGGCCAGGGCCCACACCCGGCGGCCGTCGCTCAGGGCCCCGGCCGTTTCGAGCTGAAAGCCCCCGAGCTCGACGAGCTGGCGGAAAAAATCCATCACCTGGCCAGGCTGGACCACGTGGTAACTGTCGGAAACCACGGCCAGGGGCGCGCCGGTGTCGGATCGGTGCAGGACCTTACGGGCCGGCCAGGTTTGGGGCTCGCTGGCGGCCGGGGAATCGTACCGCACGGGGGATTCCAGGACGGTATAGCCTAGGCCGGCTTCACGGGTCCAGGTCTCGATGCTGGCCCCGGGGGTCAGTGCCTGGCCCAGGCCATGCCAGGGGGTTTGCCCAGCGTATGCCATTGCAGCGCGGCCGGTGGTGGTGTCGATCATGTGAGCCATATCTTTCTCGCTTTCTGAAGTTAAGGCCGGGCGATATTGCCCGGTTCGGAAATTTTAGTCTAAAAAAATCCAGGGGCGCAAGCCCCCGGCAAAAAATATTTTCAGGCCTGGCCCAGGTCCCCCACCACGTGATGGCGCAGCAGGGACCCCGGGGGCAGGGACCGGGCAAAGCCCACCACGGCGGCCGAATCGTCGGCGGCCCCGGTTTTCCGCGTCGCATTCCACTGCAGGCGCACCGGGCCCCCGTTACCGTAGCACCCGCCGGGGGTGTCCGATCCGACCAGGGCGGCCCCGGACCCATGCGCCACGAATACCACGACAAAATCCCGATCCCCCCGGGCGCACAATGGCCGGCCGTTGCCACACTGGGCGCAACTGAAATTCTCGGCCAGCTCGGCCGGGCATTGCACGAATCGGACCCCGTCGCGCGTGCAGGGCCACACCGTGCCGGCCGGGGCGGCCACCACGGCCGGGCGGCCGATGGCCACGGCGGCCAGGGCGTCGGCCATGGTGTCGCAGCTCGCATTTATCACGGTCTCGCCAGCGGCCGGTACCGGTAGCAGCTCGGCCGGAAAATGCGAATAGGTCCAGGCCTGGCCATTGCGTGGCACGGCCTGGCGCAGGGCGGCCAGATAATCGGCGTCGATCAGGTCGGCCGCGTGGTCCCCCTGGGGGTTCAGGGCGCAGGTTTTCGGGCAGGTCCCGAAAACGTGGTGCGCGCCGGCCCGGTAGGTCACGGCAATGGGGCCGGTTTTTTTGTTGCCCGACGTGGTAACGGTTTTGAGCATGGTGGTCTCGCTTTCTCGCTTTCTGGTGGTGTCGCCCAGCGCAACACCTGGCGGAATTTTAAGCCATCAAAAAATCAACTGTCAACACCCCGACGCAAAAAAATCTAGCGGCCGTTGATCAGGGAATGCAGCAGCCAAAAAAGCCCGAGCTTTGCCACCGTGCGCGCATGGCGCAGCAGGCCGGCCCGGCCGTCCGGGTCCGGTGGTGGTTTTCGTGGTGGTCGGGTTAGGCGCAGGCGGTCACG